ATACTTTGAGACAAACTATGGTTTTATTAGTGACCCTGCTTGGAGACCTATAGATAATAATACTGAAGAAGAATATTGGCAAGAGCATTATGCCGACTGTGTCTGGAATGGGGTTGATAAATGAGTAAGAAAATTAAAATTTCAAACAAAGCAGCAGATTGTTTAGCTTGGTTCGCCGGTCATCCTTTTTATGCTGATGATCTTTCAGAGATCATTGTAGACCTCACAAAAGAATGGTTCCTACGTGAAGGCAAGCATATGGACTTGATAAAAGGTCTTTATGAGATAGAGATTGAAGGAGTTGATAAATGATCACAATGAATTCACAGCGAGCCTGTATTAACGACACACCTCTAAACAACGAAAATTTCTATTACATCTCAGACGGCACTTGGTATGTTAAAGGAAGTTTGTGTTGGCTAGAAACAAATTGTGGTGAGGGGGGAGCATTAATGGTAGGCGTAAGAGCCAGTGATAATCAATTAGATGGAGAGCTATGTAGCTGGGACGAGTTTGATATCTATGACAAAAACCGCGTTTTAGTCTCTGTACATGTAGAGGGAGTTGATGAATGAGTAAAACTAATAGCGATCCGTTAGCTATCCCACCATACGAGGTAATTGTCGTGGGCAAAGGGTGCTTTCAGGTATGGGATTCTCTTAATCATACAGTGTCAGAACATACGACTCAAGAAGAAGCAATTCGTGCAGCCAAAATAGCATCAGAAAAAACCTCAACAACTACCACAATGTGCATTAGTTTACTAACATCCATTTTAAAAGAAGAAATGGTTAAACCACCTGTAGATTTGGCTGACAAAATCAAAATTACTGACAAGACTCACGCAAGGCTAAATAATATTCACCCTCATCACATAATGGAATGGTTCTACTCCAGCGTAATAGAGGCTTGCGGTGATGGTGCGGCAGTCATCTGTTGTGGGAACCCAAAAGCGACCTCTGAATACTTCATTCAATGGTGGAAGAAGCGACGTTTGCCACAAATGAAGAAGAACGGCTATAAAAAAGATGAATTCTGGAATCCCGTAGAAGAATATACTGGACAAAACGGCGAGCTTATCATAAACTATCATGATAGCAACGAGAGCTTTATGTTCTGTAATCAGGTTATTGATCTTGGTCATGGGGATGTTAGCTTTATTGTCGAGTCGAATTGTAAGACTCTTAATGGGGCATTTACATGCTTGGGAGTTGATAAATGAGTGACGATAATTCAATATCATTTCCAAATCCAAATCCAAATGGTAAAAAAATTCCAAACAAAATGATAAGATCAGATATTGGTATTTGCAGCAAGTGTTTTTCAAAATGGACAGAAAAAGACGGTTGCCTTAATCCAAAATGTCCAGAAATTGTATACAGGGAGTTGATAAATGACTGAAGTAACATGGTGTGACAAAATGGATAGGAAAGCCTACCATCTACCGTCAGGGTGTACCCATCTGGGTATGAGAGAAGGTAAAATCACCAAAGTGTTTGGGATTAGATCGTCTACTGATACCTTTTATGAGTTTGTAGCTGACTCAAGTTGTAGCTCCAATGAAGTAATACGACTTAAATGGGGGGAATTTTCCTACACATTGGTGGAAGAATGGCTGCGGAATAATATGATCAAGGAAGCAATAAGAACTTTAGATAGAAGAACGGAGCTTCTATAGATGAAAATACTAGGTTTGGATGGGCGAAACTATAACTGGAACGCGGCCGCTTGTCAAGCCGTTACCGAAAATCGCTCCTCTTTACACGAAAAGGCAAAAATTTTACTTGACAATCTCTTTCCGTATGATAGAGTATTAGAAGAGGTTTCGCTCCCCGGAAGCAAGACCGAGAGCAGAAGTGGCACTCTAAGGGCTGATTTATTTATACCGAACAGGAGGCTTATTGTTGAGGTTCATGGAGAACAGCACTATAAGTTCAATAAGTTTTTCTACAAGAACAAGCTGCAATTTTATAGGGCCAAGGCTAGAGATGCCGAAAAGCGAGAATGGTGCGAGATCAACGATATTACATTGATAGAATTTAACTACAACGAGGACGTAGATGACTGGCGAAGAAAAGTTAAATGAATTCTTGGATGCTGTCGATGCATGGGTTTCCTCTAAGCATTTTGCGTCGGTGGAAGAGCCCAAAGAAGTTGCGAGAATACTAAATATGAAAAAAGACCACCTCAAGATGCTTACCGGGGAGGAGTGTCTTTGCTACGCATACGAACTGCACGCCTATTCAGAATACATAGAAACCGTCAGAGCCAAAGAAAATGCAATATTAGAGTGGGCGGAAAGCAGTATTTGGTATATAATATCTACAGTGATGCAAAACTATGGAACGCAATACACCAAGTGGCAGGAAAAGTATTACTCTGCCATAAAAGAGAACCCTTTAACGTCTGAAATCCTGAAGGTAAAAAACCACGCCGAGGCCCGTGTTAAATTCCTGAATGGAAAGGCTGACAGGATACAGCGAATGGCAGACATTTTAACCAATCTTTCCAGAAGGAGATAGTTGTGAATAATTTAAAAGAGATTAAAGAGCTATTAAAAAAGGCTATAGCCACAAACGACCAAGACTTAATAAGGCTAGCCAATCAATTGCTTGAAGGGGTCGAGGGGGCCAAGGATAAGAAAAGCGACTCTCGGCCCACGTCGCCTTCTTCGAGTGAGTCACGATACGGTTCTTCTGATTTTGTAGCGTCAATCGTTTCTGACGAGGCGGTAAAAGATAAATATGGCGGTACTCCGGTGAACGAGGTAAAGGAGCGATCTAATAGTTTTTACGATGATGGGACGATAGCTGACGACATCAAAACACCAACTTTTAAACCTACAGAGAGAAAAAGAACCCCCTATAAAACCATTCAGCAAAAGTGTAAAAAGTGCGACAAGGTGTCTCAGGTCAACCCGGTACACAAGAGGGACTACTTCGTCTGTGACAAATGTCTAATAAAATAAAAACAAAACCACTGGAAGACTTAGCTGCGGAAAGGGCTGTGATCTCAGCTCTGTGTCAGTTTGGCCTAGATGCATACCTAGAGATAGACTTTATTCAGTCTGACCATTTCACAAATGAAATGAATCAGCTTATTTTTAGCTGTGTTCAGAAGTCTATTTTCGATACATCCAAAGTTGAACTGTCGTCTATCCTCTCCGCCGCCAATGATCTTGGTCTATACGATCAAATCAATACAAAAGACGAAATAGGGTTCATTCGATCTCTGTTTAATTTCCCTATACTTAAAGACAATATAGCTGTCCATGCGTCTAAATTAGCCAAGCTCAAGCTCGCCAGAGACCTTAAACGAACACTGAGGGCGTGCGAAAAACACTTAGATTCTATCACTGGCAATGAAGATATAATGGACGTTATATCGAAAATCGAAGACCCTATACTGGACGCTACTGCGGATATCTATAGAGGCTCTAACAAGAAGCCGGAGCTTATTGGCGACGACTTAGATGACTACGTGCAGTACCTAATGGACAACCCTTGCGATCTCGCCGGTATCCCTAGCGGATTCCCTAGATTCGATCAATCTATCGGAGGAGGTTTAAGGAGAAAGTGCGTTGATTTGGTGGCGGCTCGTCCCAAGGTGGGCAAATCTATGTTTGGTGATGCCGTCGCTATGCATGTCAGCGGAGAGTTAAACATTCCCGTGTTAGTATTAGACACGGAGATGTCTAAAAAGGATCATCACAACCGTATGCTGGCGTGCCTCTCGGGGGTCGAGATTAATAAGATCACTACAGGAAAGTTCGGAGAAAGCGAAATTGAAAAAGAAAAGGTTCTTGCTGCAAAAGAAAAATTAAAGACTATCCCCTATCACTATATCAGTATCGCTGGAGAATCTTTTGAAAATATCCTGAGTCAAATGCGTAAGTGGATATATCAAAATGTAGGTTTTGATAACGATGGACAAACAAAAGACTGTTTAATAGTATATGACTATCTCAAGCTAATGGGGTCGGAGAGCATTAGCTCTGCGATGCAGGAATATCAGGTTCTTGGGTTTCAGATCACCAAGCTTCATAACTTCATGGTAAAATATGATGTTCCATGTATAGCTTTTGTACAGTTGAATCGGGACGGTATAACGAGAGAATCTACAGATGTGGTTTCTGGGTCAGATAGGCTTATATGGCTATGTACAAGTTTTTCCATCTTCAAGATGAAGTCCGACGAAGAGATGGCGGACGATGGAGAGGGGCATGGAAACAGAAAGTTGGTCCCCGTTGTCGCTCGGCATGGGGAAGGTCTTGATGACGGAGACTACATTAGTATGAAAATGTTTGGAAAGTATGGAAGAATTGACGAAGGCGTAACAAGAAACGAGCTACATGAGAACATTCGGTCAAGAAACGAAGGCTTTGAAGTAAATGAAGAGCTTGACGAAGAATCAGATATTTCAGATTTGTGAGCATCTTCTTGATAGATTGCCAGAATTACTGAGATCATTAGACATAGATTATTTGGAGTATCCCAATAGGTACTCCTTTGCGTGTCCAGTTCACGGTGGGGATAATCCAGAAGGCTGTAGTGTTTTCACGGACGGGATGACCGCAAAGGGAAACTGGCAATGTTGGACAAATCATTGCGAGGACGATTACACCAATAGCCTGCTTGGATTTGTTAGGGGGTCGCTGTCTAACAGTAGAAACCGAACGGTGTCACTTAATGAGGCCGCCGAGTATTGTGCGAACTTTTTCAACATGAGTGTTGAGGAGCTGGACGGGATAGAGGGAAGGCAAAGCAGAACGCTAAACATATTAGATGTGTTCAACAGGCAGATCGAAAGAGGCGGTTGTGATATATCTAGGGATGAAATAAGAGCAAAGATAAAAATACCAGCAGATTATTATATTGGCAGGGGGTTTTTACCAGAAACACTCAACACGTTTGATGTTGGGCTTTGTTTGGAAAAAAATCGTCCAATGTCTGGAAGGGTTGTGGTTCCGGTATACGATGAGGGCTATAACTATGTGGGGTGCGTGGGAAGGTCTACCAGTGACACCATGACTCCAAAATGGCTACATAGTAAAGGTTTTAAAAAGTCTATCCTCTATGGGTTGAATATAGCGTCTAGCCATATAAAGAAACATCAAACCGTTATACTTGTCGAGGGACAGGGCGACGTTTGGAGAATGCATGAAGCTGGCTACAAAGCCTCTGTAGGTATTTTTGGATCTAGCATAAACGAGGACCAGTTGCTGCTGTTAGAGCAGAGCGGAGCGCTAAACATAATTATATTGACAGACTCAGACGACGCCGGAAACAAAGCTTGCGGCCAAATAATAAAAAAATGCGGGCGACGATTCAATTACTACAGGCCGGAAATATCTACAAAGGACGTTGGCGATATGTCTATAGATCAAATTAAAGAAGAACTACATCCCCAATTAGAAGGATTATTTGATGAAGAGTAGAATTTTAGCATTTGCAGGAGCCAAGCAGTCCGGAAAAGGAACGTGTACAAACTTTGTTCATGGGTATCAACTTCGTGCTCATTTGATTATAGATGACTTTGCCATTACCGAAGAGGGTAAGCTTGTTATTGATACAAATATGATTGGGGCCGAGGGAGAAGAGGAAAAGGGGCTAGGATTCCTTGATGTTAATAGGTCAGATTTGGAATTTGCTGAATGGGCCGCTTACAGTATGTGGCCCTACGTCAAAAGTTACTCTTTCGCCGGACCCCTCAAGCAGATCTCTACGGGGCTGTTTGAGATGCAAGAAAGTCAGGCATACGGAAACGATGTCGAAAAAAACACTAAGACCATTTTTAGATGGGAAGAAATGCCGGGGGTAATCACCGATCTAAAGGTAGCCAATCAAAAAGCCATAAAATCTCTGATTGACGAAGGCACGCTGAAGTACCATAAGCCGGGAAGAATGTCTGCTAGAGAGTTTTTACAATTCTTTGGAACCGATATTTGTCGAAAAATTTACGAAGACGTGTGGCAATCTAGACTCATGAAGGATATAATACTAGAAGAGCCTCTTGTTGCAGTAATAGACGACTGCCGTTTTCCAAACGAGGCGAGAGCCGTTCAAGAGGGAGGCGGAAAGGTTATATACTTAACTAGGCGTAACTACAAAGACTCTCACAAGAGTGAGCGGGCACTGGGGTCTTATAAGGATTTTGATGCCGTTATCGACAACCAAAAAATGTCAATAAACGAGACCAATATAGAAATAATAAAGACGCTAACAGAGTGGGGCTGGATGGGCGCCGAGCTTAAGTCCGAAGACTTAAAAGAGTCGTTCGCTGAAAAACCACAGACAGTGGGCGGTATTCACAAGTTTCGCGAGGGAGACCAATGATAGTAACATATTTACGTAGCTCTTCATATAATAATTATGACTATTGCCAAATGCAGTACTTCATAACCTATGCGTTAGGACATCAGTCCGTATCCGGAAAGAAGGCTCAGCTAGGCACCATTGTTCACAAGGTAATGGAGTGTTTGGCATCCTGTAAAAAGGAGCTACAAGATACCGATAAGAAGACAGAGCTATCCATAACAGATGACGCGCTGGGCGAAATAAAGTTCACGGAAAAAAAACTCTACACCAAAAAATTTGTCAAGGATCTGCTTGACGCAAGCTACAAATACTATACCGAAAATTGTACACATAGCTATACCGGGGCCGATTTAAAGTTTTGTACTAAGTCTGTCGATGACGCCCTTTCTTATAATGACGGCCAATTTGATCCTCGGAATAGAAATGTGGTGGCTTCAGAACCTCAGTTTGATATTCCTATAGATGAGGAATGGGCAAAATACAAATACAAAATGCCGAATGGGGAAGTTGCCGAAGGGCAATTGGCAATTAAGGGGACGATAGACTTAGTGACAGAAGTTGACGATGGAGTAATAGAGGTTATAGACTGGAAAACAGGCAGAAGGCTCGATTGGGCCACAGGACAGGAAAAAACTTACGAGAAACTGCTTGAAGATCCGCAACTCCTATTGTATAATTATGCCATATCGAAATTGTTCCCAGATTACAAGCAGGCGATCATGTCTATATACTACATCAGGGACGGTGGTCCATTTAGCATGTGTTTTGATAAGTCTGACCAAGTTAGTTTTTTGGGGATGCTTGAAAAAAGATTCAAACAGATACAACACAATGAATCTCCGCAGCCAATTTCAAGAAACCGAACCCATTTTAAGTGTACCAAGCTGTGTCATTTTTACAAAAATAATTGGCCCGGAACCAACATTTCGATGTGTGAACATGTAGAGGAGCATCTAAAAGCTTTTGGTCACAGCGATACGGTAGAAAAGTGTACAAGAGACGGATTTGAAATAGGTTATTATGAGGCGCCGGGTTAATAAAGTAAAGAGGAAAGATTTATGTTTAAAGAATTGAAAGCGGCTTGGAGAGAGATACTGAAGAGTCAATCTTCCGTTGTTGATCGTGATGGCGTTTGTGTTATGGTTCCCGATCATGTTTTTAAAGCGTTTGAACGGGAATTCAATCTTTGTTTTGTAGAGCCGGAAAATGACGTAGAATTTCAGTCGTGGATTAGCGACTCAAAAGAAACGAAAGAAGAATAAAATGATTGAAATAGAAATAACACAAAAAATGAAAGAGCGAGCTTGGAGAAAGGCTCGCGAGATGGGAGAAATAAATAACTCGATTACAAAAGGCGACGGAAACATTGCCGGTTTTTTGGGAGAGGAGGTGGCTAATAATGTAATTAAAGGTGACATTAATAACACCTACGATTATGATATCGTAAAAAACGGTGTTACATATGATGTTAAAACCAAACGATGTACTAGCGAACCCAAACCCTATTACGAGTGTTCCGTCGCCGCTTACAACACCAAGCAGAAATGTGACCACTATATTTTTGTTCGGCTTGAGAACGTCAACGGAAGATGGACAAGGGCTTGGCTTCTGGGGTGCTACGGCAAGTACGACTATTTTAAAAATGCTAGATTTCTGAAAAAGGGACAGACAGACGGCAATAACAACTTTAAGGTAAAGGCGGATTGTTACAATATGGAAATAGGAAGCCTTAAGTCGGTGGAGAAAATATGCCAGCACAACTCGTAGACTTAGACGGAGAATTCGAGCTGGGTAACTGTTTTACACTAGGGGTGGCCGAAAGACTTGCTCACCTTTTGAGTGATGAATATAGGGTTGTCGTTAAATACGACCGGGCGCAACCTCTTCCCAATTACTCCGACAGCAAGCTTAATGTGGTAATCTCTACCTCTAGAGAAACCCACGATGTTCCCGGAGAATTTTTTCGAGACGATGTGCTTATAATCTTTCAGCATTATTTTATGTTGGATTCGTGGGGCTACCCAATGCATAACCCCCTCGTGTACCCGATGCCGCTTGGACCGTTTAAGACCCCTAAAGTTAAGATCATCAAACCTCTTTCGGAAAGAAAGTACGATTTTTCTTTTGTTGGACAGATACCCGACACGGGAACGCGAGACTGCTTTAAAAGAAACCTAGATCAGTTGATAGACAAATGTGAAGAAGGTAAGTTTAAATATTTCGTAAAGTACACCGATGGATTTGGACAGGGGTTATCGTCAGAAGAGTATCTAGATGTCTTGTCAGAGTCTAGGGTGTCATTGTGTCCCCAAGGTGCTCATAGTCATGAGACATTTAGGTTCTTTGAATCGATAATGATGGGGTCGATACCTCTTGTGAACCAGCTTCCTAGGCTATGGTATTATGAAAACTCTCCACACTTTAAAACCGTTTGGCGAGACCTAGACAGAACCCTATCTGAAATTTTGAACTTCTCACAAATGCCAAGCTGTAGAGAATTTTTATATCAGGTGGCTAGCTATTGCCATGATACACTTAGTCCGGAAAATTTAGCTAAACAGTTACAAGATAAAGTTAAGATAAGAAAAGCAACACTTGGTATGAATAAACAAAACCTTAACGAATTCAAAAAAACGCTGTCCGCAACAGTGCTACGGGAAGAGCTATAATGCAATGGGTGCCTTTTAATTGTAAAACGCACTTCAGTCTACTGAAGGCTTTTTCAAAGTGCGACAAGCTGGCACAAAAGTGCAAGGAGTACGGTTATCCAGCCTGCGTGATTGCCGATATGAAGTCCTTATCGGGAGCGGTGGATTTTCACAACTCGTGTCGTCAGCATGGGATAAAACCGATAATCGGCTGCGATTTTGGAGAATACTTACTCATTGCCAAAAATAAAGACGGATGGTTCGATCTTATTAAAGTGGTTTCTCAAGCCGGACTTACCACGTTCAAGGACATTGCTAAAAGGGGAAATTTAATTTGCATCACAAATGAGCCACAAAACGGTTATCAAAAATTATTTGAGGGAAATTATTTTTCTTACCCGTACTCTGATCGGGGTGTTTACTATGTAACAAAGGACGAAGCCGAGGCTCATCGTATTCTTCTCTGTTCCGGAGCGAAGACAACACTGCCCAAAGTTCGCTCACGGCTTTCTTCGGGAAAAAGCGTAGACAATCAAAAGTTTTTCGAGAGTGACAATTTTCATCTTCCGGAACCACAGGCTGTTCCAGACAATGAAGAAACTATCGTCCTTCTTAATGCCATATCGGATATGTGCGACGACTACGAAATCGCGTCCAAGCCGATGCTTCCAAAATTTGTGTGTCCGGATGGAATAGATGAAGATGAACACCTGACACAACTCTGCCGAGACGGATGGAAACGGAAACTAATTCCCTCGGAAAAGATTTCTAACGAAGAGAAAAAAGACATATATCTACAGAGAATAAAAAAAGAGCTTGATGTTATTTTCAAGGCCGGTCTCTCTGGGTATTTTCTTATTGTGCAGGATATTATTAATAACGTCAAAGAAAAAGGCTGGCTCGCTGGTCCCGGAAGAGGGTCCGCCGCTGGATGTCTAGTGTCTTACTTGATAGGAGTAACAGAGGTAGACCCAATCGAATACGATCTTATTTTTGAGAGATTTTATAACGAAGGGCGAAATACGGATGACTATATTTCGCTTCCTGATATCGATATGGATATACCATCAGAACATAGAGATGAGGTGATCGACTACATTAAAGAGAAATACGGGCACGATAAAGTTGGACAAATGATAACATTTGGAAGGCTACAGGGGAGGGCCGCCCTAAAAGAGGTTTTAAGAATTAATGACGCTGTGTCATTTACGGAAATGAATAAGATAACCGATAGTATACCGGACGAAGCTAAGATTTCTGATCAGCTTGAGCTAATGGAAGATAAGTCTATTATTAGATGGACTTTGGAAAACGAGCCCGGCGATTTAAAAAACTGGTGTACTATGGATGATGATGGGAAGCTTAGCGGATCGCTGTCGCATATGTTTGAGCAGGCTATAAAAATCGAAGGAACCAACAAGTCGCAAGGAAAGCACCCGGCCGGTGTCATTATCTCCAAACATAGACTAGCCGACGTTTGCCCCATGACGGTCGATAAGCTAGGAGATCCAATAGTGGCTTTTGAAATGGTGCCGCTTGAGGCTCAGGGGCATGTAAAATTCGACGTTCTTGGAATTGATTTACTTAGTAAGATAATGGATATTTCAAATGAAAACTAATGAACTTACTGCCGACAGACAGGAGTACAAATCTGTCATTTTTTCTGGCTGCGCTATAGAGTCAAATGGTGTTTCTATATGCAACCTGAACGATTATATTGATCGCCCTCCCGAACGAGGTGCGAATTATCAGGTTTGGTCAGATATGCACAGGACTCATGAGCTATACCATAGCTTAGACGATGCTGTTAATAAATTTTTGGAACTTAAAAATAGGAGCTATTGAACATGGCAAACTTTCGGGACATTATTGTATTTGACTTTGAAACGGGCGGAGTCAATCCTCATACGTGCCAGCCGACTCAGATTGCCGCCGTGGCGATTCACGCAAGGAAGCTGGAGCTACAGCCCGGTGGCGTCTTTAATAGTGAAATGAGGCCCATTATCGACGACGAAAAAGCGATTGCTGCGGGAGTGGGGCCCCTAGAAGAAAAGGCTCTAGAAATAACCCGGAAAACGAGAGCCGGACTAGCTAAGGCGCCACTCCCAAAAGGTGTATGGAAAAAGTTTGCCCAATTCTGTGATAAATACAACTATAAGAAAACTTCGTATTTTGCACCAATTGCGGCTGGCTACAATATCAACGGGTACGATATGCCAATCGTTGAGAGAATGTGTCAGGAGCACGGCCCCATCGATGAAAAGAAAGGGTGTCAAAAAATCTTCAATCCCATCTTTACCATTGACGTTATGCAACATATTTACTGCTGGTTTGAGAACAATCAAGACGTTAAGGGTTATAGTATGGATTATATGCGAGACTATTTTGGCATGGACAAGGAAAATGCCCACGATGCGTTGCAAGACGTGAAGGATACCGCGAACCTTATGATTAAGTTTCTGAAACTGCAAAGAAGCCTATTGAAAAAGGTTAAATTTGAAAAGTCCTTTTCCAAGGGCGGCATCTATGTTTAAAGGCGGTCAATTACTTTAGGTAAAGATAATGTTTGATATCAACGATTTCGAAGATGATAATGTCTGGGGTTTAATCTGCGACGGCCAAACTAAAGGGGTTTTCCAGTTGGAATCCAGCTTGGGAAAACACTGGGCCAAACAGGTTAAGCCAAGAAACATCAAGGAGCTTGCGGCTCTTGTTAGCTTGATTCGTCCCGGATGTGTCGATATGGCGCAAGTTTATGTTAACAGGAAGTCCAACAAAGAGCCTGTAACCTACCCAGATGACGCATTAGAGGAAATACTGTCCGAGACTTATGGGGTTCTTGTATATCAAGAACAGTCCATGAAAATTGCACAGAAGCTTGCGGGTTTCGATCTGAAGGACGCAGACGCCCTGCGTAAGGCTATTGGTAAAAAGAAGGCTGACTTAATGGAGAAAGTAAAGAAGTCTTTCCTAGAGGGCGCCGAGAGTCAAGGAATCGTTACTAAAGAGGTGGCGGAAGAGATCTTTTCATGGATCGAAAAGTCAAACCGATACGCTTTCAACAAGTCTCATGCCGTATCGTATGCTATAAATGCATACTGGAGCGCCTACTGCAAGTTCTATCGAAAGATGCCTTTTTATGTGTCGTACTTAAATCATTCCGACAGGAAACCCAAACCCCAACAAGAAGTGAAGGAACTAATTGTTGACGCAAAGCTTTCAGATATCGAGGTGTATCCGCCACGGCTGCAAAAGCTGTCCACGGAGTTCTTTTTTGAGGGAAATTGTATCTACTTCGGATTAAATCACATCAAGCATGTTGGCCGGAACGAATGTGAAAAAATAGAGAGCATCTGTTTAGAGGAAGATGTTAGTCTGTATTCATGGATGGATGTTCTCACTAAGGTTATTTATAAAGGAAGACTTAACAAAAGATCCACCGTCGCTCTCATATCTGTTGGGGCGTTTAACGGCAAGAATAACACCAAAGACAGACAAGCTATGCTCTATGAATATGATAGTTGGCGAGACTTGACTGCCCGAGAACAGGAACACATATATAACCACAGGTAC